TAGCAAAATCATCAGAAGCTTCAGATTCAGACCACGATGGGTCAAATGCTAGTATGTATTCAGCGCCCTCTTCTCCCGCCACTTCAACTGATGGTGATTCCCCATCTTCAATAGTGCATTCAGCCATCTTGCTTATCTTGAAATAACCAGCGCTGTCATCTGTAAATTGAGCATTAAATTCTCGATCAATTTGGGATTGACTCATAGTACCTCTTGCTTGGCTTATAAGATTTTCATCATACAAAGCTTTAGGAGCGCAATCATAGCTAAACTGCATAATGCATCTTCTTCCTTGGTTTTTAGCACCAGGATTAAAGATCATATTTTCATAAGCTTGATACATTTTATATAAATATTCAAACTTGTAGGATGCTGACGAAAGACCTATCATTTTATTAGAAGGCCACTCTGTACGCTCTTCCTCTGTCATTTTACCAGCGGCAATCATAGCGTCTTCTGCGTCGCTAATTTTTTGTCTTTCTTGTGGGTTTTCTACAACAGCCAAGAAAGGCATAATGACTTCATTCAAAACTTTTTCTGGCATAAGCAAAAGCTCATCAACAATAATTCTTTGAAAACGAAAACCACGAAGTTTTTCACCATCTCCAAGAGGCAGAGCTGTAATTCTGCTTTTGCCAATCTGCATCGACCACTCATCATTTGATTTGCTAACCTTGCCTATACATTGTCTAAATAATTCTGCTTTTTTATCCATAGATATGTCTTCAATCTTGCGAAAAATCATTTTTGATTGTCGAAAAGACTTTGAAATAATACCTATGTGAACTCCTTGGTTTAACATAGCGTCTAGCAAGGCAAAAATACCCGTAGAAAAGGACTTAGACATACCACGCGACCATATACCTAAAAAGTAATCATTCTCCATCATAGCTTTTACAGCCATATGTTGAAAAGGAAACAATTCAACGCCAGTCATTAGTTCTGTTGTAAATGTGACGTTTTCTTTTAAAAACTTGTACAAGTAATACTTAGCCTTGTTATCTTCAAGGTAGCCATCAAGATCTAAGATTTGTTTGTTGATATCTTCTCTATCTAGGGGTTTTTGATTTCCTGTATCCCAACTCATATTTGCTCCTTATCTAAAAAATATTGTATATCTACATTCCAAAGTTTGTCGCCTAAATACAAAAGCTTGGGAATAATTTCTTCGCTATGTGTTCTGTTGTCGGTAAAAATAAATTGACAATTACCAGCGAACTCGTGTTGTATTGAAATCATATTAGAGAATACCCAACTCAGTTTCGGCGCTCTTCTACCTTTTGTAAAAATAGCCTCTTTTTCAATTGCTTTTATTGGCTTTTCTATAACTATATACATATAACTATCAAGCTCTACGCATCTTTTCATTTCTTTTCTGAACCTATCAACCTGCCCGCCAAATGTAGATAAAAAATCGCCAGAACTCTTTCTATCTACAAATGTATTAGAAAAATCCTTACCACCTAATGTGTAATCCCCGAAATCTAATTTTAAAATTTGGGATTTGGGAAATTCTAATGGCTGCTGTTCTCTGGTATCGATTAACACTTCGACATCGACATCTTCCTTAAACTCTTTAGGTATACCTTTATAAAATATTGGCTCAGCTCCCATTGCGTGGCAAGCTTTTGTATATGTGCCAAAATTCTCTTTAAAAACATCTAAGTCTGGCAATTGTCTTTTTAAAAGTTCAAGATGGAACGGCGCATTTTTATAATTCTTTTGTTTGATTCTTCTTTTAGCTAATTCAATTATATATTCTTTAACCTCAGTGGGATCGGATTTTTTGCACCAAGCAACTAATTGAGATCTATTAATAAAGTCATTCTCAAAATACTCCTCCTTCCTTTTAAACGGGAGAGGGTTACCATTAAGTTTGTTGAAACGCGGGTAGTGTTTTACATAGTAATCTGCCACATAAATTTTATGAGCTTTAAGATGACCATGTAGGGATTTTTCGGAAGTAAATTCTGACCCGCACTCTTTGCATTTATAAGACATCTTCAATACCAATCCCCAGCACTCTCGCCTTCCAAGCAGACATCCCCTCTAGACGTTGGGCTTCCTTTTTGATTACTTGTTTTTGCATTTCGGCTATCTTGACCATATTTTTTCTTTCCTCTTCTTCTTGAAATAATTGGACAATAGATAAAAATGATGCTGTGTCCTTTTGTTGGTTCGCTAAACGCGTACCACGGTCACCCTGTAGCTTCTTTGTTAGATTTTCTATACGGGTCTCGCATTGATGGTATTCAGAGCTTTTGGCTTTGATAATTTCCGCTAAACGGACAGTCATTTCATCTTGGTGACCAGCATCTTCGAACATCTCGTTTAATTTTTGCAAATGACCAGTAATTAACTCTAAGTTAATAATTTCCTTGCCCACATTCATATATAAATTAAGTTCGTCAGCAGTTAGGTCTGGCTTGTCCCAAGTAAGTCGTATAAATTCTTGCTCGAATAACTCTTTGTCTCTGGGGCTGATATAATTATTAACAATAGCGACAAATCTAGAGTTGCTAAGATTTATCCGCAGCTTATCGCAACAAGTGCGCGCCGTTCTAGATAGCTTTCCCTCTTCCAGCCCGACACCAGTTGAGTCATTAATCTTTTTAATTAATCTGGAGATAGCTTGCGGTGCGATATAGTTTCCAGAAGCATCCTGTCCTTTTTCTTTTTCTTCTTCTCTTTCTTGATTAACCAACTCGTTAATAACACGCCATTCCTTAGAAAGTCTTTTTACTGGTTCTTTAAAAACAATATCAGCGATCTCTGATGTGTTCATCCCATCTCTTTTAAACTCTTCAATTTCAGATAACTGTGACTCGGTAAGCGTTATATTATTTGCTTTATCGTGTTTTGTTGTTTTCGTTTTGTAACCATTTTTGGCTAGAAATTTTGTAACAGCTCTTCCCTCTTTAGCGCGGCCATCAAGACTTTCATCCTCAAAAACAGCTCTAGTAATGTTTATAATGTTTGGATCAATTTTAAAAATTTCTAAAATTAAACTTTTCTGTTTTTCAGTAAGATTAATCATATTATATCCTTTGATTTTATTATTTGCTGAGCTTTTTCTTGAAATATCTTTTTTAAGTTTTTTATTTGTTTATATCCAGCAGAGCGCTTTTTCTCGTTTGTCTTAAAGCCAAGATAATCAGCGACCTCTTCCTCTGTATAGTTTTCTATAAACATCATACTAAATGCTCGAAAATGCCTGCTACTAAGATGGAGCTTCATTTCTTGCGCTAACTTATTTGTCGTTCGCTCTAGATCTAAAAAGTTATCTTTTTTGGATTGGATTTCGTGGGAATGATTTTCGATTGTCACGGCTAGTTTAATATCATATGCAGATTTTTTCTTTTTTTCCCATTTTTTAAATTCTCCACAAGAGTTATCCTGAATGGAACTCTCTGTTTTATTACAACCATCTCCGCCACTATTAAATTTACAACGTAAACATGGTCTTACATAATTTCCATAATGATTACGCAAAAGGTTTTTAAATTGATTAGAAACAACTCTGCTTAGCCAAGGCTCAACAGGTTTAGATTGATCCCACAAGTGCCACTTCTTGTAGATGTGTGTCATAATGATTTGCTTAATGTCGTCGTAATCTACATAAGCTACTGCATCCAAATCCCACTTTGATCTTTTTCTTTCTAGAGCTATTTCTATTTTATCTATTTTATCTTCAAAAGAATACATTATAAATCATTAATGTCCCTAGTGATTTGCTGCCGTCTTTTGGGGGCCTGCTTTCCCCCAATCGAACCTATTGTGTGTTGGACACTTGAACCAAAATCTTCAAGTTCGTATTCTAACTTAGAAATAGATGGAACAAAACCAGCATCAGTATAACCATCCGTATCCTCTTTAGATCTGGATACTTTCTTTTTGGTTAAAACGTTGTCCTTGGTTTTCTTTTCTGCTGAAATAGCAGTACCACAACTTGGGCAAAAGTTAGGTGGATTGAATTTATATTCTAGCTTAGTGCCACAATCAAAACAAAATTTAGTCATATCCTATTATACAATAAGATATTATTTTTTAAAATTTATTTTTTTCTAGCTTTGAAACTATGAATTTCAATATCTCACTTCTTTTGATATCTTCTACACCAAATTTCGTACAATAAATTCCGTTGTCTTCGGATTCTTGATCATCAAAAGTATTAAATATGTCAGAAAAACCACTATTACGAATATCGCTCTGCATCATGTCACCACAAATAATAATTTTAGAGTCTTCACCTATTCTCGTTAATACGGTCATGAGTTCGTCATAACAAAAATTCTGCGCCTCATCAATAATAACAATCGTGTCATTCCAATTAGAACCCCTGACAAAATTTACAGGCATACATTGAAAGAGGTTTTTTTCCTTTAGTATTTTAATTTCTGAAGGTTCAACCATTTCTTCTAGTTTATCGTAAAACGGCCCAGCAAACACACCAAACTTTTCGTCAATAGATCCTGGGAGAGACCCAAGGCTTTTTTGCGAGCTTTCAGCTATGCTTCTGATGTACAGAATATCTTTTTCAAGGTCTGCATCCATCATCATCTGCAGGGCTGAATATACAGCCATGTAGGTCTTTGCAGTCCCAGCGGGTCCAGCCAAAAACATTAGTTTTGTTTTTGTGTCTAGCGCTGTTTTTAAAAAATCAACTTGATTTTCGGTAAATTTAAATTTACGTTTTTTGAATCGTATTTTATGACCCAATTGTTTGAATTCCAACTCAGGCATTTTTTATTTTAGCAACTCTGTGATAGTTATAGAACCTCTTGCTAGATCCCCACCTTGTATAGTAACATTTTCAGCGTTAAGTCTTCCATCAACGGTCGATGTTAACAATGTTGAAGCGGTTGCATTTTTGACTTGAATTCTTATTGATCCAGGATTGCTTCCTGTAATTGGCACGAGTCTTTGAATATTATCTCCTTGAATTTGTAATGAATGCTCGGCTGTGAGTAACTCGCATTTAGTGATATTATAATTCCCAATTGTATATACTGGCAACCTATTCGCACTGAACTGATACTGTACTGATTCAAAAGTATCAATATCACCTAAGCGTGTTGAAATATTAGCACCATTTCCGTCAAAAAGAGAATATGCGCCATGTCCGAAAGTGCTAAAATTCGTTGCTGGTAAAACGCTGTCATTCAATGCGTCTGCTATTTGGCCACCAATACTTGTTGTTGTCAATGGATTATAAATTGCGAAGTCGCACTGCATTAAAATAGGAGCGTACGGAGAAACAGTATAAGAAAAAGATGTCATAAACGCGCCAGAACCCGATATTCCACTAAGGGAGTCACCAATTCTAAAGGTTGTCCCAGCATCGCCGACGTCTCCAGTATAATCAGCAGGGGTAAATTCGCTTGGAGCGATATAAGCACTAAAGGATAACGAGGCGTTTGGAGGCCCAGAAAGATTAAAATTATCTTTAGTTGGCTCTTTACCCACAACTCTAGATGGAGCAATATTTGGTGTGTAATTTAATTGAACTTGTTGCGCTATCACTCCCTTGTTATTACCTTCAGTTGGTAATGTACTAGTGTTTGCCGAATTGCCAAAATAAAGAGGTACGTCCTGATATGAAATATATGCCATAATTATTATTACACTTTTTTATAACCCTTGTACTCTAAATTGGCAATAATAGTATCCCCAACCCCAGCTGAGAAACTTTCGCTAGTTAAGTGGGCATTCTCTAATGTAAATGTATTAAGAATGGAGTTTTCACCACTAATTTGAATTTGTATTGTTCTATTTCTATCTTTAGACACCTCTAAAAAAGAAAATGTTTCTTCTAACTCATAATCCTCTACCTCTATCGAAATTTGCACTTGCTGAGAGATGGGTCCTACCGTTTTTACTTGCGCGACCTCAAAAGAATTAATACCATACATAGCCTGCTTATTGATTGTTTGGGTAAAAACCACAGACTGGACAGCGTTAGTCGCACCTTTGTCAAATGTTACTATTAAACCTTCCTGAGGAACTTTTTGAATTGAGTTTTCATTTACAGCGCCAAGTTCGACAGAAGATTCGCTTCCACTTAACGATCCGTAAATATCTAAATTAAAAGCAATCGTGGGTAAACTTCCCACTTGAGCAGAAACAGAATAATCACCCAAACAAGCTTTTTCAAAATCAATTAAATTATCCCCATATCCGAATTGCCCGCTAATGGAGCTGGAACCAGTTAGCCCTGTTATAAAATCAGAGTTTAGCAGTAATTTATCAATAGCTAGAGTTGTTATTGTGGGGCTGGTAATAGTTGTCCCATTAAAACTCGACCCTACCGCCAAAACAGGATCTTCTGAAACTTGCTGTGAAAACGCTACGTTTTGCACTCCAGTCAATAAGGTATTATTGATAATTATATATTCTTCGTGAGATCCACCCAATGCCATAGTGTAATTTACACTTTTTTGTTATTTTAATTTCTTTAAAGCGTTTTTTATTTTTTTTTCGCTTTTCAGAATTTTAAGTGTAACACATATCGCCCTATGGCTTAAACGCGTAAGGCTATTATACGGTCGTTCAAAACTTTGCCCCGAATTTCTTTAACGGATTTTCGGGGCTTTTTTGTTGACAATTGTATTTTTGCGCGTATATTCCTTTAAATGATAATTGAAGAAATACGACACTTACTTGATGACGGAGCCATTATACTTGATGGCCTAGACGAAGCAATTATGGGATATAGCCAAGATGGTTTGCTGATTTACGGCTACGACTTAATGCTCGATCTTTTTATGAAACAAAACGAATGGACACAGCTTGAAGCTGAAGAATGGATTGACTTCAATGTTTTGGGGCTTCTGAATAATG